TCATCTGGTGATTGATTTGCTTTGAATGTTTAAAGATCACGTGGAAGTACCTGGACTTGATAAAGAAAAATCCAAACTTGATGATTTAATCAACCAGATGAGATATTTTAAAGATTTTATCAAAAAACTCAATCGCATGGATGTGACATCCAATCAATCTCAGCATCAGATTAAGAATGGTGAAATGCTCCTTGCAAACAAAATATATCTGATAAATCAGATGTATTAATGTCCCAAGGACGCTTTTTGTATGTTATAATAAATACAATCACTAAGTATCGGATAAATAAAGATAAAATGAAGGAATAGAAAGTCATGAAGATAGCGAAAAAAGTATTAAAGACAATAGGAGTTTTATTAGGCTTTATTGTGGTCATTGTGCTAGGATATATCATTTATCTCTATGCAAGTTACCATAGAATTGAAGATAACAAATCCCTTTCCGTAGAATCTCACACAGAAACAAAACAAACACTAACAACAGGAAAACAATATTCAGCAATTACATACAATATTGGGTTCGGAGCCTATACGCCAGATTTCAGCTTTTTTATGGATGGAGGAAAATCATCTTGGGCAAAGAGCAAGAAAAGTGTTCTTAAAACAGTTAAAAATGCAGGAAATCTAACAAAATCGTATGATCCGGATTTTGCCTTAATAGAGGAAATAGATCTTAATTCCACCAGAAGTTATCATGTAAATGAATATTCCATACTAAAGAAATGCTTGAAGAATTACGATACAGTATTTGCACAAAATTATGATTCTGCTTTTCTATTCTATCCATTCACACAGCCACATGGAAGCAGCAAAGCAGGATTAGCTTTATTTTCCAGATATCCGATCAAAGATTCACTAAGAAGAAGTCTTCCGATTTCAACATCATACAATAAATTTTTTGATTTAGATCGTTGCTACAGTATTTCAAGAATTCCAGTGGATAATGGGAAATACCTCGTGATCTTTCAGCTTCATATGTCAGCCTACGGAAACAGTGATAAGATCAGAAAAGGACAGATCCGTATGCTTTCAGCGGATATGAAAAAAGAATACGAAGCAGGAAATTATGTATTATGTGGCGGGGATTTTAACCATGACCTCAAGGCTGCAGAAGATGACGATTCTACCGATAGAGAATCCTGGGCATATCCATTCCCAAGAAATATGCTTCCAGAACATTTTTCTTTCTGTATGGATCAACTGCCAAAGAAAGAAAATCTGTGGAATAGTTCACGAAATGCAGATATGAAATACATACCAGGAAAGACTTACACTGTTACATTGGATGGATTTATTATCTCAGATAATGTAAAATGTGATATGTATAAGAATATTAATACGGGATATTCATATTCAGATCATGACCCGGTATATGTGAAGTTTGAATTGAATAAGGAGAGTGTGTTGAACAAATTTAAATTGAAAAATTAGAGATTTCTGTCGACTTGTGATAGTAAAAAAAATATAGGGGATCGCCAGAAGGTGGAAATGTCTAAAATAGGAGGCGTTGTGGAAATATATGATTAAGGACAAGAAAAATATGAAGAAACGATGGAAAAGAATCATATCCAATATGATTGCAATAGCACTAGTGATCATATCAAGTATTCCAACAATTTCAATTCCAGTAAAAGCGGAAGCATCTGTTGATGGAAAATTGATCACAGTAGGTGGGAAAACGGTAACAAAAAATATGAAAATTGATGATGTTAAGAAAATGTTTGGTGAACCAAAATTAACGACACCATCATATTGGGATGGATATGCTTATACATTTTACGGAAAAGATTATAGTGATTATTTATATTTAGAAACTGATTCTGATGGGAAGATTGTATGTTATGGAAGCGTAAGTCCTGGGTTCGAAACGAATAAATACAGTTATGGAGAGAAAGTTAATCCTTATGCTCGGGCAGGTTGTGAGGCGAAAGACGATGATGGCAAGTTATATGCTGTGATATATTACACAAAAATTCATTTGGATGCATATAAGAGATTTACAGAAAATTTAACAGAAAATAATAGAAATCTTTGCAAACATGCAGTGGAAATGTGGAATGCTATTTCTTATTTATATGGATATATTTTTGTAGCATGAGAGAATGTCCATTTTAAGCCATTTTCTCATTTATTTGTTACTAATCTGTTACTTGTTGAATATAAAATTATTATTTCAACAAAAGAATTGTCTCTCTTAATTGTTTTACTGTTTTATGATTATAAACTCTGTTTCCGATATCTTTAGATTTATGCCCCATCAGCATATCAATGCATTTTCTATTACCGCCTGCATTATCCCAAAAATGTTTCAAAAGTATGCCTTGCCTCATGAGGCGTTTTCTTTTTCTTTGTTATATAGGCAATAACAACCTTCCATTCTTCATAAAAATCCCATTTTTTAAACTTGGAACCTTCATCATTTTCTAAAAAATATTCATTACTTTTCTCTAACCGTTTTTTTACAAACGGCATGATACGAGGATGAATTGGAACAATTCTGTTTTTTCCAGAATCAGATTTACTTCCACCTTTAAAGTATTGTTCTTCCAGGTTTACTTGATCACATGTCATATCTAATAATTCCATTAATCGGAATCCTGTATAAATATAGATTAAAACAATATCAACATTTTTTTGATCAGATATTTTCCATAGAGCTTCAACTTCTTTTTCGGTAAATGGTGTGCGTTTTGACTCTTCCTGCTTGGCACTTACAGACGTTAATTGTGAATACATTTTATCTATGATATCTAATTCAAACGCAAAACTGTCTAAATGCCCCCATAGAACTTTGATATGAGCTTGCGTGGCATAACTGCGTTCACAGTTATCTATAGTTTCTTGCATTTGATAAGCTTTTATTTGTCTGTATTTCATTCCGTAGAGTTTTTGACAATGTTTATAAGCTGATTTGAGTGAGCTTAAACGAGAGGTTCCAAGTTTGGGACCTTTTATTTCAAGCCATCTCGTATATAAATCTGCAAGAGTGACGCGATTGCGATCAATATTCCAAGGATTATCATTGTACCTGGCTAAAATAATATTTGCCTCTTCACGAGTTGCAGCATAGTCCACCGGGACTTGTCTGCCGTGTCCATCTTCGTCGTATGTAGTGACTTTGATCACATATGGTCGTGATCGGTTTCCTTTTAATTTCGTTACACTGCCGTAACCGTTAGGATTTCTTCTTGCCATATATCATCATTCCTTTCTAAAAAAGGGTACAAAAAATACACCCTTATCAAATTGTGTTTTTGCAGGATGTATGATATAATTCTCTTGTCTAGGGAGAAGTAATATCATATGCTGCAAAGTGGTTGATAAACTTCTGAGATTCCGTCCAGTTGGTAGCTGGGCGGTTTTATTAAATTAATAAATATCGAATGATTTTACAGTTGGATTATCGGTTGATCCAGAGACCTTTGCTTCACAAGTTTTCTTTTCTCCGTTAAGAGTACATTCTGCTTTCAAGAACCAAGTATTTTTATCATCCATGCTTTCGGTTATTTTACCCTTTAGATAGTGTAATTTAAAATCTTTTCCATATTTATCTTCGCCATAATGTTTTACAGCGGTCCAAGAAGCTCCTTTTTCTAATTTGCTTTCCAGATTCTTTTCATCGGATTTAGCTTTTTTATTTGAAGCTAAGACTAGTTCAATTTTTACAGTTTTAGAATCATTATCAATTTCCATTTTTCCAGTAAGGTAATCATCTTTGAAATCATCAATAAAATCTGTAAAATCTACGCCATCAGCAGAATATTCACCTTTGTATCCATACTGTTTTAATTTTTTGATGGTTTTATCGACAGGTTGACCTTTTAATTTTTTAATTTTTTCTTCAGTAGTAAGCTTTTTGGCTGTTGTGGTAGTACTTTTAGATTCATCTTTTTTAGAATTTCCACCGCAAGCGGTTATAGAAATAGCCATTAATGTTGCTAATCCAATTGTTAAAAGTCTTTTTCTCATATACATTTCTCCTTATTTTAATCTTAATTTAATCAGTTCTTCATCATATCCAAGTGCACGTGCGATCTGACCAGTTGTGTATTCCTGGTACTCTAAGAATGTTTCATCGGGTACCAGAAGTTCCATAGCAAATTTGTTTGCTTCAATCTCCATCTTACTGATCAAGAGACCAGTACGTTTTCTTAAAAATGGAGTATTAGCATCAGGATGCATAATTGCATGACCTAATTCATGTGCACATGTAAATAGCTGATCGTGATCAGAAAGATCATGATTTATATGTATTTGCTTCATACGAAGCTGCTTATTGTAGTATCCACTAATGGATCCCAATGGTTCAAATATAACCTTTATTCCTAAATACTTAGCAATGTCAAAAGGATTATTCGTACCATATCTTTTCTTTAGTGAGTTTGTTTTTTTACGAATATCCAATGAATCACTTCCTTTATTTTCTGTATTTCTTTGGTGTGAATTTTTGCTTAGCATTTATTTTTGCGATGGTTATACTGTTTTGGAGACTCGCTTTTAATAATTCTCTTGTTTCATCATCTAAAGGTTCTCCGGAGAACATCAGTCCATCTTGATCGGATTCTAACTGATCAAGGGTTTGTTCTAATCGTTTTGCGATATCTTTTTCATCTTTCTTAGTTAGCTCAATGGCTTGATCGGATTTTTCTTCTATTAAATCAGATTTTCCAATTCCAAAATAATCAGCGAGAGCTTGTACGCTTCCCATTCTAGGAATGGATTGTCCCGTACACCAAGTATTAAATGTTTGTGGAATAACTCCAATAGCTTTAGCCACCTCTTTTTGGCTTTTTCCTGATTTCTCTAAATAGAAAGATAGATTTTTAGAGAATATTTTCTTTTGCTTTTCATCTGACATTAAATCACCTCACTTCGTTATTAATATAGTACAATAAAAATTGATTTTTTGCAACTAAAAGTCAAAAATAAATTGATTTTAGTATTGACATCCATTTAAAATGGATTTATAATAAATACAGAAATTAAAGAAAGGCGGTGATGACGTGACAAAGATGAACGAAGGTAAAGCAGTACCATTTCAAATTTCTTTAGCTTCAGCACGAGTTAATGCAGAAATGACACAAGAAGAGGTCGCAAAACATATGCATGTTGGAAAACAGACTATCGTTAGCTGGGAAAAAGGGACTTCTGAACCGAAAATGTCGCAAGGAAGAGAACTTAGTAAATTATATGGTATTCCAATTGACTATATTTTTTTACCTAAGAAATCCAATTAAAATGGATTTAAATAACCAGGAGGTGAGAAAGACGAAAGTATTGAAAGATATACAGTCCGACGAAAAATTAGCAGAAGAAATCCAGAGTAATCTAGATGATCAGTTAAAAGAAAAACAGCTAGAAGAATCAGAAGAGTTAAAAACTATTCTGCATGGAGTAACAGGTAAAGAAATGAGATGGGCGATCTATTCTGCGATTTCTAAGCAAAAAGAAAAACAGCGTTGCCAGGAACAAAAAATATCATCCCTGCAAATAGCTGTTATATTGCAGGGAATAGCTGTAATTATTTTAGGCATTGGTGGAATCATTTTAAAAAAATATCTACCATGACAGAGGCTGTTGCAACAATCAAAGAAAGAATAGAAATAGTTTTAGAGAGTTTTGAATCCGCCTCTGCAGATAATGCATTTTGTTTGGCGGTCTCTGCAATAGATGTAAT